CATCACGACTGACACGCAGCTTACGGCTGAAGAGTACAACGAGATGCTGCGAATCGCCAATGGCCCGCTCAAGCTGGAGACTGAAGTGCTGTCGGCACTCAAGCTGATCCAGCAGGGCAAGGGCGGTACATCCGTGTACACCAACCAGAACGTGGTGAGCAAGGTCTTCGGTGATGTGTTTGAGGTTGCCCGCAAGATGCTGCTGGCCGACCCGACCTACGGCCCAGCCATCAAAGAGCGAATCACAGAAAAAGCGAACAGACTTGCCGAGTTTGGCAAAGGAGCTAGATAAATGGCCTACCCCATTTCAGACGTTACCCGTCGAGTTGTCTATTCCGGCTCTGCTGGCGTAGGCCCGTACAGTTTCAGCTTTGAGATTCTGAACCAGACCGACATTGCGGTCTACAAGAACAGCACCCTGCTGACGCTGACCACGGATTACACGGTCACGATCAACACCAACGGCACGGGCAGCATCACTCTAGTGTCGGCGGCCACGGGCGCTGACAACATCACCATCGTGGGTGATCGCGGTATCCAGCGCACCACAGACTTCGTGACGGGCGGTGACCTGTTCGCCAACACGCTGAACCAGGAACTGGATGCGCTGACCATCTACTCCCAGCAGGTGGATGAGAAGGCAGAGCGCGGCCTCAAGGCCCCGGTGACTGATCCGACCGACATTGCCATGACGCTGCCCAGCAAAACGTCTCGGGCAAACAAGACTCTGGCATTCGACAGCAACGGAAACCCCGTTACTGGCGAGGTGATCGGTGACAACCGTGGCAACTGGGCGGCTGGCACTTCGTACAACAAGCGCGATATTGTCAAGGACACCACCAATGGCAATATCTACTACGCCAATACCTCGCACGTTTCTACTGGCTCCCTGCCGATCAGCACCAACACTGACAGCGCAAAGTGGGATCTGATTGTTGACAACGCTAGTGCCGGTGCCTCGGCCACAGCCGCTGCTGCCAGCGCCTCTGCTGCCGCCACCTCTGCAAGCAACGCATCAACCAGTGCAAGTAATGCGGCCAGCTCCGCTTCGACTGCAAGCACGCAGGCATCCAATGCCAGCACCTCGGCATCTAACGCCTCGACATCTGCAACGAACGCAGCCAGCTCGGCCTCTGCTGCCAGCTCCTCTGCCAGCACGGCCAGCACCCAGGCGACCAACGCAAGCAACAGCGCGTCTGCTGCGGCCACCTCGGCCACCAACGCCAGCAACAGTGCAAGCGCAGCAAGCACCTCTGCCAGCAATGCGGCATCGTCTGCAAGCTCGGCCTCGACCAGCGCCAGCAATGCCAGCACCTCGGCTACCAATGCGTCGAACTCTGCATCGGCTGCCAGCACTTCTGCGACCAACGCTTCAAGCAGCGCGAGCACGGCATCTACTGCAGCAACGAATGCGAGCAATAGCGCCAGCGCAGCCGCGACCAGCGAGACCAACGCAGCCGCTTCTGCTGCCGCAGCGGCCACCGCCCTGGACAACTTTGATGACCGCTACCTGGGGAGCAAGACTAGCGACCCGACGGTGGACAACGACGGTAACCCCCTGGCCACGGGTGCTCTGTACTTCAACAGTGTGCAGGGCAAGATGCGAGTCTACGATGGGGCGCAGTGGATTGACGCATCTTCTGCCCAGCAGGCCGCGCTAGTCACCTATGAGTATGTGGCAACGTCTGGCCAGACCACCTTCAGCGGTGCAGATGCCAACAGCCTTACCCTGAGCTACATCGCTGGCGGTCTGATTGTGTCTCGCAACGGCGTGATCCTGCGCCCTGGTGATGAGTACACGGCAACTAACGGAACCAGCATTGTGCTGGCGGCTGGCGCTGCGGCGGGCGATGAGATCAATGCCTTTGCATTCTCCAGCTTCAACGTAGCCAACACCTACACCCAGGCGCAGACTGATGCTTTGCTGGCTAACAAGCAGGCAGCAGATGCTGACCTAACCGATCTGGCCACCAACGGAGCTGGCACTGGCAACAGCCAGTACGTTAAGCGCGACTCCTCGGCACGTATCCCAATCGGGGCTAACTGGTCTGTCTTTGAATCTTCAGGTGTCCTGTACTTCCGCTCTGGCAGCACCAACTACGCGAAGCTGGATGCCAGCGGTAACCTGACGGTGGCGGGTAACGTCACTGCATACGGCACGGTGTAAGCATGACGCTGCCAGCATCCGGTTCCATCTCGCTCTCCCAGGTCAACGTTGAGCTGGGCCTGAGCGCGACCGCCCAGATCAGCATGAACGCTGCGAACGTGCGGACGCTTTTCGGCGTGCCAAGTGGGGCCATCACGATGGCCAACGGATATGGCAAGTCTAACCGTGCCGCCGTCTCTTACACGATCAGCTCAAATACTGCCAACGCATCTATTAACGTAGCTTCTTTAGGAGGCTACTCTGCAGGCACCTCGGACATCACGATCACCGTCAACGCGGGCGTGTATGTCTACTCGACCTCCACTGGAACGCCGGGCCTGACGCTTTCTGGTGGCACGACGGGCGACACCGTGACGCTGGTGAACAACGGCTACATCATGGGCCGGGGTGGTAAAGGCGGGGCTAGTAGCGACGGCAGTCCGGGCGGTCCCGCAATCAGTCTAGGCTTCAACACAACAATCAACAACACTAACGGCTCCGCCTACATCGGCGGGGGCGGCGGGGGTGGCGGAGGTCACGGTTACGGCGCTGGCGGAGGTGCTGGTGGCGGCGATGGCGGGGGCAACCTTGGTGCTGGAGGTGGACCTGGAGCATCTGGTGCAAACTCTTTTGTGACCAGTTACTCTGGTCCTTACGGCACACACTACTCATCTGGCGGCGGCGGCGGAGGTCGAATTTTCCCAGGTACCGGCGGTGCTGGTGGCCCGTTAGGAGGAGTTACCGGCGGTTATGGCCGAGGCGGTGGTGCTGGTGGCGGTGGCTCAGTTTCATCCTTCCAAGCATCTGGCGGTGCAGGCGGGTCGGCAAACAATACTGGGGGGGCGCCGAGCGGTTCTGGTGGCGGGGGGGGGACTGCCGCTGCTGATGCTGGCGGTGGTGGTTGGGGTGCTTCTGGCGGTTATTCAGCTTGGGGCAGTCGTTCTGGAGGTGCTGGAGGTAAAGCCGTTGCACTCAACGGGCGAACCGTCACATGGGTTAGCGGGAACACCACCCGAGTTTATGGAGCAGTATCGTGAACTTTACAGTCTTCGACAAAATGCTAGGTCGTCGGCACTTCGAGCTTTGGGCCGACGCGCAAGCCGCGCTCGGGCCAGCGCAATCGGCCTTCATTGAACGCGAGTCCTATCGGTTCTCTGTGGCAGTGGTCGTGGTCGAAGGGTCGAACACTACCTGGAGGACAATGGGGCCGGATGACGCGGAGGACGGCGACTACCGAGTCTTTAACCACAACACTGGCGGCTACGAGGAGTTCAGCAAGTTGTCTCTTGCAAACGCCCGCATGGAAGAACTCAAGGCTCAATTGCTTGTGGACGCAAAGCTAGACAAGGTCTACGAGTACACGCCAGAAAAGGAACAGATGCGGGTGACCGTCCCAGGAGAAGTGCTATGAGCGCGCCCGGAGTGATGATCGGATGCGTGGCCAATCTGTACTCGCGCATGATGTATTTTGAGAAGGCTGGCGACATCGAGGTCGGGCACGCACACCAGTTCGATCACCTGACGCTGCTCGCCAAGGGCAAGCTGCAAGTGACCGTCGATGGTCAGGTGAGCGAGTTCACAGCACCACACATGATCTACATCCACAAGGACAAACTCCATGAGCTAGTGGCGCTGACCGACGGCACGGTTGCTTACTGCATTCATGCGCTACGCACTGGCGAGCGAGTCGAGGACATCATCGACCCTTCTATGATTCCGGCAGGTGTTGACCCGATGACAGTAGCTTCGTCTTTAATTACCTGAGCATCAGTAGAAACACGAAAAGGAGCCCCATATGGGAAAAGCAGCTAACCTAGCGGTGATCGGCAGCATTGCCGACACTTCGCTTGGCTTCAGAAATCGGATTCTGAACGGCGACATGCGGATCGACCAGAGGAATGCTGGGGCGAGTGTGACGCCAAGCACGCTGTACACCACCTATACGCTGGATCGTTGGAACACGGTGTATTCGGTTGGCAGCAAGTTTTCTGTTCAGCAAAACGCTGGCAGTGTTACCCCACCTTCTGGGTTTAAGAACTATCTTGGCGTAACGTCTTTGTCTGCTTATACGCCCGGTTCAGCAGAGCAGTACACGCTCGTTCAGAACATTGAGGGTTACAACGTAGCCGATTTGGGCTGGGGTGCCGCTGGCGCACAGACGGTTACTTTGTCTTTCTGGGTTCGCTCATCTTTGACTGGGACGTTCGGTGGTGTCCTTGGCAACTCTGCCGCAAACAGAACCTATCCTTTCACCTACACCATAAGCGCCGCCAACACTTGGGAACAAAAAACGGTTACGGTCGCTGGAGACACGACTGGCACTTGGTTGACCACCAATGGCATCGGCATGCAGGTGATTTTCTCGTTGGGTGCGGGGTCAACTTACTTGGGCACTGCTGGCGCTTGGTCTGGAGGCACTTATACAGGCGCAACGGGTCAGACGAACATTGTTGCGACAAACGGAGCCACCTTCTACATCACCGGTGTCCAGTTTGAAGCTGGCTCTGTCGCCTCGCCGTTTGAGCGTCGCGACTACGGGCGCGAGTTGATGATGTGTCAGCGGTATTTTTGGCGGTCTAATACCTCCAACGCGACTGGAGCTGGCGGTTTTTATGGAGGGTTCCACACCAGCGGCACGTTCAGTTCTGTTGCTAAGTGGCCGGTGACTATGAGAGCAGCGCCAACATTCACTAGGGGCGGTACAAGCGACAACTTTTATGTGCCCGGTATTTCGGCCACGTTGACTGCAACCGTTGTTACCCCATCACTTACGGTAGACGGAGCTTGGACAGAATTTAGCAGCGCCAGCCCAACCGCAGCACTTGGCTATACCGCAGCGTATAACGGGCAGCTTTCTGTTTCAGCGGAGCTTTGATCATGTACCAACTTCTTCCCGACACCATTATGGGCGCAGCATCGTGCGTCAAGCGCCTCGCAGACAACGCCTTCATCCCCTTCGATCCTGACAACAGCGACTACCAGCAGTACCTGAAGTGGGTCGCTGAAGGCAACACACCCCTGCCTGCTGAGGAGTAAGCCGTGGAAGAGATCGACCCCGTCAAGTATGGCGTGCTCTGGGAGCGCGTGCAGAACATGGACAAGAAGATTGACAAGATGGAGCACCAGCTTGAAGAGCTTGTCGCCCTTGCCAATAAGGGTCGAGGCGGCTTCTGGATGGGCATGACTATCGCCAGCATGGTCGGTGCTTTTGTGACCTGGGCGGTAGGCCACTTCAAGGGGAGCTGACATGGTTGACCCGGTCACCATAGGCACCGCATTCGCTACGGCTCAGGCAGCGGTGGCCGGGATTCAGAAGGCTATCAAGCTGGGAAAAGACATCAACGGCTTGGTCGGTGAGTTCGGGAAATTTTTCGACGCTAAAGACGTTGTTCAGAAAGCGGCCAATGACAACGGCAAAAAGGGCCAGTCCGACACTGGCAAAGCCATGGAAATCGTCATGCAGGCCAACGCCTTGCGCGAGGCCGAGGAGCAGCTCAAGCACCAGTTGATCTACGGGGGGTACCCCGAACTCTGGGAGCAGATGCTCAAAGAGCGCATGAAGATCAAGCAAGCCCGCGAGAAAGAAGAACGTGCTGCCAAGATTGAGCGCAGGCGGGTAGTAGCCCAGCGCATCCTGGCCGCCCAGATCATTGGTGGTGCCATCACGGTCATCATCATTGGCGTGATCATCATCTTTATTGTCCGGCAGGCAATGCAATGAAGTACCTAGTCCTAGCTTGCACCCTACTGCTAGCCGGGTGCGAGGAGCGGTTCCGTTACGAGTGCCAGAACCCCAAGCATTGGGAGCGGTCTGACTGTGTGCGCCCCATGTGCGCAATCAATGGTGTCTGTCCTGACCAGCTCAACAAGCCCACCGACATGAAGATGGAGAATGAGAAATGAGATACAGCCCCGAGCAATTGGACTCCATCCTGCGGTTCATCATCGGGATAGTGTTTGCCCTGACCGTGATGGGCATGGTCTTCTTCTCGCTCTATTCGCTGGTGTTCGTGACCCAGCCCATGAGTGGCATTGCCCCTGCCGATAAGCAGTTCTTCTTTCTGCTGTCGGACATGAGCAAGTACATCCTGGGCAGCTTGGCCACCCTTCTGGCCATCAAGGGCAAGGACATCCTAAACAGCAAGGCCCCGCCGGAGGAGCCTGCAGAGCCTGAGCCTGAGCCAAAACCTGAAGAGAAGAAGGAGTAATCATGCTACCTCTAGGCGCACTGTTGGAAGTCGGCGGCAAGCTAGTAGACAAGCTGATCCCCGACCCGGAAGCCAAGGCCAAGGCGCAAGCCGAGCTGGCCAAGCTGGCGCAGGATGGCGAGCTGGCCAAGATGGCCAACGACACCAAGCTGTTTGAGACCGAGCAGAACAACCTGACCGAGCGCCTCAAGGCTGACATGGGCAGCGACTCCTGGCTGTCCAAGAACATCCGGCCCATGACGCTGATCTTCATCCTAGCTGGCTACTTCACCTTTGCCATGATGAGCGCCTTTGGCAAGGACACGAATGAAAGCTATGTCCAACTGCTTGGGCAGTGGGGTATGTTGATCATGTCCTTCTACTTTGGTGGCAGGACGCTTGAAAAAATCATGGACATGAAGGCTAAGAAATGACCATCCTCTCACTGACAGAAGCCCTGACCAAGCTGAAGATCGACCCGGTGTGG